TAGATTGTTGGTGTTAATACGGAATACATCACCAGTTGCAATTGTTTTTGACGCATCTAAAGCACCTACAAACAAGATGTTTCCAGAACTAGCTGCATCAACAATAAAAGCATGAGTAATAGTATTATTGGTGCCCGTTGATGCTGGGAACTCAATATTAGCCGCATTCTTGATTGTTTGAGTGTCTCCTGAAGCAGACGTAAGTGTCCAGTTTGCCGCTGTAACTTGCTGTCGTGCATACGAACCAAAGGTCGCCTCTGTCAAAGAACCAGCTTCTGCGTCAGAAACCGCTGTTGCCAAGCCGACATATATGCTGTCGCCTGGTGTTGAGAATGAACCAGCATTGTTCTTAAAAATAAAACTAAGTATTTTATTCTCAAGATATGTGGTTGCTGCGTTGCTTGTTGCCATTTGTTACTCCTAAGTCCTTGGCCTATCGGGTAAGCCCCTGCGATACGCATCTGAGTTTTCTCTAGCTTCTGCCAAGTCTTTCAAACGCTGAATTTCCTGTGCAAACCTTTGTTCGTACAGTTGCATCATATCTTGCTCACCTTTCATGTAAGTATACGCTTCTACGAGTGAGCCGTAAAGAAGAGCGTTAGGGGCGTTCTCGCTCAACCATGATGTTCCTGAATCTGACCCCGCAGTTATGCTGACAGGCCTGTAATAATAATGCAGTTCAACTGTGTAGTTGCTGTCTGGTGTAGGGCCAACAATAAAGTTATCTACATCAAATACACCATAATATTTTGGAACGCCGTTTGCGCCTTTGTCTAAATTGTATTGTTGAACAAAGTTAACGTCTTTCAACAATAAAAAATCTTGACTACCTGCGGTGGTAATTTGCAAAGAAAATGAGGCAAGATAATCAGAAGGAACGGATAGAAACGGGTCATTGTTACTTAGCGCAGATGTAGCGTTCTTACGAAACAACTCAAGGTCAACAAGTGTAAAAATACGGTCTTCTGCGCCACGAATAAAGACAGGCAGGTTTGTAACGAAAGATGTTTCAGTGTTTTCTGAAAAGTCTTGTATAGCTTGTTTTAGTTCTGCGTATGTGAATGACATATTACTTACTCGCTATACTATTGTTATGTTTCCAACCATACTGCTGTGATTGGTGCACTGGTACACTAGTGAAGTATCACTTGGTTCGTGTGGCACAATAAACTGCGTTAGTCCAGCAGTAGAGTTGTAATTTTCTGTAACACCTGTTGTAAATGCAGACCCTCCGTTGGAAGTTCTAATCTGCAAAGGGTGACTTCCTACATTAGACGAATTGTCTATAAGGTAAGTATGACCTTTATAAAAAGTAAAATTTGGGTTGTCTCCAGAAGTTGCTCCAGGGCCAGTAAAGGTAAAGGCGCTAGATCCATTCACGCCTGCCGTGTATTTGGTAACAGGACCAGTAGTTTCATCGTTTAATCTAATCCAAGCCCCACCATGAGCAAAATACAAACCACCGGTTGCGTGAACGTGGGCTACTGCTCCATGATATGTTGAGGCACTCGGCAGATCAGTAAGAGCATTGTAGTAAAAAACAATCTTGTTCGCACCAGAACTAACGTCAATAACACCATTTGTGTCAATGATATCTGTCAGCGCAGTGCCGTTACCTAACGCATTGTAAATTTCGTTGAAGTTATCGTTTATCTTATCAGCACCTGCGCGAAGAGTATCACCAGTACCATCATTTGCGGCAGAACCAATTCCTACTGTTTGTTTTGCCATTTAACCCTCGTCAAAAGTTTTAGTCGCTGAATCAAGTGTAACATTTGTTGCATCAAAGGTCGATGCTGTTACTGCTGTCGCTGTGCCTGGGCCAGCGGTTGCATTTTCTCCACCACCCCTAACATTGCCTATTGTTGCCGTTTCTCCAGAAACAGTAAATCTATATGTGTTTTCGTCAATAACAGTAACAGTATACCCTGAAGCTTTCTCAAGTGTTGTTTTCGTAAAGCCATCAAAAACACTAACTTTTGCAAAAACCACAGCATCCCCCGTGCTTCTGCCATGAGAAAACTCAGTAACCGTGATAACTGAAGAACCTGAAGATGAGGATTTAAAACAATTTGGAGTCAATAGACGGGTAACTTCAGGCTCTGTGCGATCAGGCCTCGCATCTTTTAAAGCCTCAGCATCAGCAGGTTTTCTTTTTGGGTCTAGCTGAGGATGCTTAGATTCGTACTCATCGTTCCCCACAAAAGAACCATTCCACTCTTTTCGCATGTCTTTTATGCGATATCTAAAGCCAGAACGGTCAGATATTCCATAAGCATATTTTCCAACCGCAAAACGACCCATTAAGACACTCTGTAAAAGTTAAGGTTTGGAGTAACATTAAAAGACGCTCTATCCCTGTCCTCTGCTAACGCACGCTCAAACTCCTCTTCGTAAGAAGCTTTTAAAAGTTGTATTCTGTCTGGCGCACGCTTCATTGATATATAATATGCAAGACCAGCAGCTAAACACGGATAAAAGCGGAAAGGAACATCAACCGTATTTGTTGATTTGTCAGCATCATCTAAACGAGTTAACACATCAAAAACCAAGATATCTGTAGAATTATTTGGAGTGGGCCAAATTTTAATTGCTGGAGTCACTTGTCTGTCAACAAAAAATTGAGTTGGCCTAGATTGAGTGTTTTTATTAGGAATGCTCAAATAATCATCTCTACTAATTCTACTCATAGTAAAATCGGTTTGAGAAGTTCCTGTCCCTTGACGCAAAGCCATAGACAAAACATCAATCACATCAGCACCTAAATCGTAAGATAATGTACCTGATGTAACGGTTTGAGTTCTTTGAACAATTGTCCACTGGTTTAAACCTCTATTTGCCCATTCTGCAAACATAAGGTTCATCGAGCGCTTGGCTGTTTTAAGGTCGTAACCTGTTCTAACCTCTAAACCACAGCGCTCGAAGGCCTCTTCAATGTAATCAGATACATCTAATTCAAAATCGGTTGAACCTGATACAGCCATCACTCTTCCTCATTGTAAAGGTTATCAAATATCCTATTCACATCTAGTGTATAGTCTAAATCACTTTTTGAATAGTGCACATGTTGAGAAGGCTTGAAATGCGGCGCACCTTCGCCTGTCTCAAACCAAGCAGGATGTGTAACCCTTACACGATTGTTGGGCAAGGCAACGATGTTTCCTGTCCATTCACCAGCATCAAGCAGTTGCAAAACATGACTTTGTTTATGCTGCGCTGGATCATCTGCTATCTCAGATTCGGAGTAATCTACTGTAAATAAGTATTTTGCAGGAAAAAACTCACTATCTATCTTAGCCAACCAAGGGCAGGGCGTAGCTCTATCTATCACATAAACAGCATGATTATGTGATGAACAATCCCAAGGTTGAGCATCATACGTGTTCATTGGTTCAGGCCATTCCTCTAAAGGTATATCAGCAACTAGAGCGGTTATGGGCATTCTAGCCCACATTGCACCTCCATGTACCGTATCTTCTTCCTCACCTTCTGCTTCACTTCCAGTAAACATAACTTGGAAACTTAGACATCTGTTAGGCATGGACGTTACGCCAACGACCATTGCGTGCAAAAACTCACCATGATATGCCTCATGGTTATGAGTATACTCGCGCCGCACCCATGCCTTAAAGTAGGGAACATTGCTATATAAATATGGCATTAGGCTTTAGATACTTTGTATCCTAGCTTTTTAGCAGCAGAACGAAGTTGTGCAACAGTCATTTTCTTACCGCCAGTAGAGCCGCCCTTAGACATCATCCGTATCTTTTTACCACCAGCAGCACCGCCTTTAGCCATCCTTCTCATTTTCTTGCCGCCAGCAGCACCACCTTTAGCCATTTTCCTAACTTTACCACCAGCACGGTAGCCCTTTTTCTTCATAGCCATTTTTATCTCCTTATGACTGTGTTACTGCACCTTTTGTGCGTTTTCTACGGTTAGACATTATTGCACCGCATCCCCTAGCAACAGCCGTGCCAGCCACCTTCTTGCCTTTGAAGGGGCGCTTAACTGGTCCTCCCTTTTCAAGGTTTCTGACTTTGGCTTGCTTTGTATTAGATACCACTGTCTTGCCTTTTGCTCCCGCTCTCTTCTTCTTTTTTGCTGTAGATGCTCTTTCAGCTTTTGAGAGGCTTCTAGCTTTTGAAGCTGGTAAGCAGCGGTCTGGGTTTTTCTTGTCTTTAGATGTGCCGCATTTGCCCTTGATACTTCCATCAGTGCCAATCCTAACCCAATCTTGTTTTAACCATTTTTTTAGTTCACCCATTTTAGGCTCTTTTTTTCTTACCCAATACTCGTTTTAAAGTTTTTGCTTGTTTTGCATGTAGTTTAGATGCTTTGTTTAGCCCTTTAACAACTTTACGAACCTTTTTCTTATTTGACTTTGTGAGGGTCATTTTCCTTTTCTCTTTCCGCCTTTTGATTTTTTGGCATAGTTTGGATCTTTACAATATTTTGAGGCGGCCAAATTAGCGTATGCGCTTGGGTATGTATCAAAAGTGCGCTTTGCCCAAGCCTTGCCTTCAGGGCAAATCTTGCTTCCTTTTGATTTTTTTGAAGCCGCGCCGCCTTTTCGGAAATAAGTTAAACCTTTTGGAGTAGGATTACCTTTCATTTTTTTACGACCTTTCATCGGGGGCTTGGAGATTTGATTTGCGAGTTGTCCACGCGATATCGGCATTTACTCTCTCCTGTAGGTAAAAATCCCATAATTCAGCTAACAGTTTGTGATTTTGGTCAACTTTTACTGAAATAACAGCGGTTTCTGTTTTTAACTCAACAACAGAAAAAGCTATCCAGCCAATAAAGGCAAGGCTTGCGCCACTTATTAATGTGCTTATATTTAACACTTCCACCTCCGCCTTGCTTGACGTAAACGGCTGTTAGGATTCTTAGCCGCTTTTGGAAACTTCTTCATCTGACCCGCGCTTCTAGCGCAAAAAGACTTACGCCTTTTAGCGGCTGCAGAACCTTTTTTAACTTTGCCAGTCACTGCGGTTTTAAGTTTAGAACCAGGGTTCTCTCGCCTATAACGGGCAACACCAGCCTTAGTCATTCCCGCTCCAGATTTAGTGGAGCGGAAATACTTTTTGGTTTTAGGTGGCTGTTTGTCTCCTTTACGAGCCATAGCCAACTCCTTATGACAAGAATATTGTCAACTGATTACTAGAACCTGTAAACGCTGCAACAAACGCGCCGTTAGTAGCTATAATACCATCATCAGGAATATTTAAATGATGAAGGCCCGTGGGAAAAGTTTGAGTAATCAAAACTTCTCCACTAGCACTTCCATCTTTTATGGTGAAAGCACCCGCTGCATCAGCAAATATCACAATCTGACGTATTCTTGACCTTGCAGGGCCTACAACTGCGGCAGACGCTCCTTGCGTATGATTAAAGGCTTTTACTGGACCAGCCATGATAGCCTCCTACGAAGCGTCTGATGAGCTAGAAATGCCTATGAACTTCATCACTATTGTTGTATCAGCGCCTGGATCACCAGAAACTACAACTTCAACCTCATCTGCGGTAGCTGTAGCAGCAGTAGTTGTGCCGCCAGACATGCCAAGCACACCATTACAAGGGAAGAAACCCTTGAATCCAGTTGAGTTCACTGCCGCAGTAATGCCGTCAACAAAGCCATCTGTATCAGCATCTGTGCCAATATCAACAAGGTTAACAGCATTAGAAGCCGCACCAGTTACAGCAATCATAACACCCATAGGAATAAAGTTAGATGGAATGCCAATAGATGACTCTTTTCCTGTTGTGGCACCGTTAGCAACTGTTACAGTCGCGGTGTAAACAGAAAGTGTCATTTCGCTAGTAAGACCACCAGTTGTGGCGCTTTTTATGACGTTTTTAAACCCGTTTTCTGAACGTACGGGGCCGTTAAAAGTAGTATTAGCCAATGTAATCTCCTGTCGTGGCTAGTGTCAGTCGCATTATGCAACTGTCAGGGATGCTTAACTATACACAAAAAAAGGGCGACTGCAAAGCCGCCCTTTTAGAACAATTATTCGTATTACGCTCCTGGGGAGCCAAATACACAACGAGGGTCTGAAAAGCCAAAGCTGTAACGCTCACGGGCTTTAAACCTCATGTTGCCTGAATCAAAGTCAGCTTCCATGCCCGTAGACATTGGAGTACGCTCAAAATGTTTAAATCCATTTGGAGTGTCTGTTTTGATAAAGAAGGCATCTGGGTCTGTTAAGAAATTGTTAACAACATAACCCTCTGGCAACATGCCCATGTTGTTGATTGCGTTTACATCATTATCGGCTGTGCCTGTGCGTAATGTAGACTCAAGCAAACGATCCGCCACAAACTGAAGCTGTGTTGGGACAATAAGCTTGGTTCCTCTTAACGCAATAATCATGTTTCGCTCATCAACAAAGGTTGAGATATCAATGAGAGAGTTCTCTAAAGAAGTCTCATTAAGATCAGCAGCCGTTGCCAACTCATTGCGGAACGTACCTCCACCAGCAAGCGGGTGGTCGGTAGCACACAACTCTTTGCCATCACCACCAGCAAAGTTACTGTCAAACGCATTATTAAGAATGGCAGCAGCTTTAACTTGCTTTGTGTGTGACATTGAACGAGCTAATGCACGAGTGTAACGAGCACCAAGGCGATCATACAAGTTATCTTCCATTGCCTCTTCAGTTAACGCAAATGCCAGTGCAATCGTTTCGTGATTGTACCGAGCTGTAAATGCTTCTGAAGCGTTATCGAAAGATACACCTGCACCCTCTGCTTTGGTTTGGGCGTTACCAAAACCTACGAGCATTACCTCTTCTTCAAACGCACGGTCTGATGATTCAGTGTCGTAGATTTCTGCATGTTGTGCATCGTAGCGGTCGTATTCCATGCCGAACAAGGCGTTCAGGCCTGGCTCTAGTTCTTTAACTAGTTGCGCTCTTGAAATAGCCATTATCTATTCTCCTTATGCCAAGCCAGTTGTGCCAGCGGACAGCAAGTGGTTATTGATAACGACCATCACATTTGTATTTGCGCTTGCTACATCATTGTTCTCTGGGTCTTGCGAAATATCAATCGCTTTCAGAGGCAGTGTTGCAGTTGTTGCGCCAGTAGTGACATCAAGCTCCACGCGAGAAATGCCTGAGCTTGTATCACCTACAGGTGATTGGTCAACGATGTCGAAATTGCCAAACAAGTCAGCCACAGGAAATGTGTCATCTGCTTGAACTTCGTAAACTACGTCTGGTGAATCAATTATGAAAGCCTCAATATCTGAAGCCGCAATTGAGCCAGGGTAGCTGTTTGAGAAGGTTTCCTTCCCTGTTGTGGGGTCTGTGTAACGGCATCCATTGAACACGCCAAGAACAAATCCACCATCTCCAGCAGCCATGCGGGCTATGACACCAGCAGTTAAGGCTTCCACCAGATCACCCTGGAAAATAGCTGTGCTATCACCAGAAGCAATACGATAACGGTTTTGTTGGTTCATGAAAGCAGAGCCGTTCATCATCCGCGCTGGACGCAGACCAAAAGAGGCATCTTTATTAGCCATCTTGAACTCTCCTTATGAGGTTAGCTTTGGCCCTTTGAGCCAAAAGTTACTTTACTTGAACGCTGTGGAGCAAGTTTGGGCATGGCCGCATTTGACTCACGCATCCAATCTCTATCTACGGCATCCATTTGATTTTCTGTGACATTGCGGTAATGCGCGTCACGTTGTTCCACAATCTCTTCAGGTATTCTGGCAAGAACCAAACCACCTACGCCGATTACGCCAGCGTTTTTTCCTTCGTCAATGACAGGTGCATCGAAATCAGGGTAATCTTCCGCCCGTACAAGCTCCCAACCTTCACGGCGGCGCTTATGGACGTTATTACGGTCGTCATATTCCATGACAGACTCACGAATCCAGCGGTGTTTGTAACCGACAGGGGCTTCAGGAGCTTCAAGTGTTGATGGTGGGCGCCAAGTCTCTACTCTCGCTTTTTTTTCACGGGTTTGCGAATCCCGGCTTGCGCGATCAACCATTATGCACTCCTTGTGTCTAATTTTGCGACTTCTTTTGCATACCGCTCAAGAGGAATATTCATCTTCTTGGCGAAAGCCACCTGACCTGGTGTTAATTCCACCGTCTTTTTCCGCCCTGATTTTACGGACCGTCCAGAGGACGCAGGCGCAACTGCTTGGGCGTTTTGCCGTTGCGACTGAAATTTGTGAGGAAATTCTTTACGCATGCGCTTATCAATTTCCGCATAATACTCATCACTTGTCGGGTCATAGTCTTCAACACCAACAAGTTGTTCATGAATTGCTTTGACCCCACCTGTCATTACAGCGTCTTTGTTGAACCAACTTTCATTTTTAGACATCCAAGAACGCAGCTTGGGGTCTAAATCTTCTTCACGAGGTATCGCTTGTCTTTGTTGGGGTTGTTGTGTTGGAGCTTCTTGCGGCACAGCAACTTGCTGTTCTGATCTTTGCTTCTGTACCCGCACTCTTTCTTGCTCAATTGCTAAGCGCTGCAACAAGGACATGGCTTCTGTCTCTTTGTCTATGTCGCCAACGTCACGAGCTTCTCGTATAAGCTTTTTAGCCTGGTCCATTTGAGACTCCACACGAGCCCCATATTCATTTGTGTAGCCTTGGTCTAATTGCTGTAAACGAGCTTTCATTTGCTCATTTTGTTGCTGAATTTGTTGAGCATACTGATAAGCGGCCTCAGCCTCTTCCATAGCCTGCTTACGTTTAGCGGTTAACTGATTTATACGCTTTTGTACGTTACCACTGTAATTCTCAAGCTCTTCATCAGAAGCGCCATCAGATTCTGACTCATCAGAAGACTCGAGCAATTGTTCGGGTTCTTCTTTAACTTTTAATTTTTCTTCAGAATCTTCCACATCAACAGTGATAGTTTCTTCTTCTTTTACTTGCTGCTCTTGATTCATTACATCTTCCATAATGTCCCTCCACCTTTTTATACATACGAGATATCTGCTGGGTCAAGTATAGTGGCGATAATATTATCGTCATTTATAAGACGAACCTCAAGACCTTCCACTTTGAACCTATTTCCAGCATATCTTCCCATAAGAACCCAAGATTTCTCATGCGCCCAAGCGCCAGAAGGAAACTTGTCTTGGTCTTTATATGCGTCAGGGCCAACCTTAACGACATAGGCTGCAACTGTTGCAAATGCCTCTCTATCACGAGTAGCATCTGGAACATAAATGCCGCCTTTTGTTTTGGCTGGAGGGTAGTATGGAATTACCAAGAGCCTATATCCCACAGGATTTGGCAATCTTTCAAAAGCAGAAATATCCATATTTTCTGGATTTTCTGTGTTCTTATTTTCTTCTTGCTCTGGTAAAGCTTTTTCAATCGCCTTTGGTATTTTAGTCTGTGGCGTATCAGACTTCATATTTGCCGCAACCCTTTCAGGCACGAATAGTTTCTTAGCCATCTTCAATGACACCTTTCATCGCGGCTCTTATTTCTTCTTCACAGTAAGTCAGTCCGCGTATTTGACCTACTACAAATCGGTAGTTTTCCATATCTTCTACCGCACCATTCGCCAGCATTGTCGTATAATCTTCTTTTTGCTGACGTATGTTCTTTAATAAATGCTCTGTTAAGGCAATAACGTCCATTACTTTTTCCTAAACTTGTCCACACCTTTGATTCCTAGTGCCGCAGATATTGTAAGGAAAACTAAGTATGTGTACCATTCTGGTAGCTCGTTCAAACGGTCAAAACCGTTTTTAACAATCTGCTCCATCCCAGGAATGAAAACTAAAATTAGGGGGATTAGTATAATCACCGTGACTATTTCATCCTTGATGGACGATTTTGTAGACTCAGCCATGATCAACTCCCACTTACTGTCGTGGGTAGCTGCCGTTTTCATTATTTCAGCTTTTGCCTCTGCCTCAGTCTGTGCAAGAGTTGCCTTCGCCTTTTGCTTGGAAACTTGCCCCTCAACAAATGAGCCTGCCAACGATGCGATAGGTCCAATAAGAGCCTGAAACATAACACCCTCCTTATCTGTTTAATCAAACATTCCTTTTAACCATGCTATCCAAGCAATCAAACCTGCAACCATAGCAGATATCAATAATACAACCGCGCCTATTCCAATAGCGTCCATTATTTCAGCCCTTCTGCGCCTTGAAAGCTCCTCTAACACACGCCTTTCTTTTCTAGCATCCGCTTGAAACTTTTGCCAATCTTGCCAAAGCCCAGGCCTTCCTGTGTATATCATAATCTGTTTTAACTGTTGCTCTTTTTGCCGGATACTTTCTAAAGCCATAAACTCTTCTAAATCAGAGGAGCGGATACCAGATTTTTTCTTTTTGTTACCTTTGCGCTGAAGCTCTTCTTTGGCTATAACAAAATCTGATATAGCTTTTCCTGCTTTCGCTATATCGCCTGTATTTTGAACAGCCTTCTTAATAATTGTAAAGGCCGCGTTTGCGGCAGCGAGTTCGGCTAACAATTTACTACTCCACTATTTTCAGCACGTATGGCTTGCCGTCTATACCCTCCTTTAATTCTACAGTTCTCTTCTCACAAGCATATCGTTTGTATTCACTGTCTTTCCAGCCAGTGCGCTCAATGTGTCTTTTAGCCCTTAAACACACTGCTATATTATCATAGCCTACATGCTCAACGATAGACCCTGACATATACAATATTAAAATTATTGAAGTTTCAATTATCCCCATTTCTCATATTCTCTAGATTTTCTTCCAAACTTGTAATGCGGCGCTCGTAAAAATCTAATGTTAACTTCTGCTGTTGATCAAAAGGAGCCTTACCAGATTCTATATCTGTTTGCAATTTTTCCAACTCACCAGCTAAATGCTCTATTAGCATGTACTGTTCAGAATCCGCAGGGAGGCTTCCCATCTCTCCCCTCGGCCACTTTATTCTGAACTCTGTGTTATGATTAACATTAGACTCCATCATTGTGATATTAGTTTCAATTTGGTTTAAACGCTCTATGATTCCAAAATATGCCCATGTGGCAAGGGATGCCGCTGCAACCATAGATATGATGTTGCGTAAGGGTAATGCTACCTCTGTATTCTCATTTAATTTTGTTGGCATTAGTTACTACAAGCCTCTTTACCTGCACAATCTTTAGGAAAGCATTGAATGTTCATTTTATAAAACTCATTATCGTAAGTAGCTTTCCACATGTCCTTTTGTAACAAATGGTAACATTGTTCTTGAGTAAAAGATTGTTGTAAAACTATTTGATTGCCAACATAAACCCATTCGGCACCCGTATGTCCCCACATAGAAATAACAAGGACAAACTCTTTCATTTCTCAGAATTTAACCAGACTGCCAGCGAGCCTGTCATGGCCCCCGTGACCACCGATATCAGCGAAGCCTGCTGTGTTGTCAAATCCGGCTGTGAAAGTGCCCATTCAATGCAACGTATATACACGCCTGTCATGCACAACATCATAAATCTTGGCAGTATTTTAAGCTCTAAAAGCTTTCTTGCTACCTCTTCCGCACTCATCAGAAAACACCTTTAAATCTTTGTGGCCTTGCTATTGGAGAGAACCTTTTTACTACTCCCCCCTTTTTTAGGCTCACTGGCTTTTTTGGCTTTTGCTTTTGTCGCTGGGGTGGCTTTGATTTTCCCGCTGTCGATAACGCTATCGCTACCGCTTGTTTCTGCGGGTATCCCTCTGACCTCAGTTTCGATATGTTTGACGATATCTTCCTTTGGCTTTTGCCTTTCAATAAGGGCATTTCTACGCTCCGCTTTTTTAGCTTTTTCTACTTCAACTACTTTTCTGCTTACTGAACTTGCTGTCATTTTACCGACCTTTCGTCATATTGTTGAGCGCGGCAATATCTCTTTGAGTTTGAATACGCTCTTCTGCTACTCTGGTTTTTTCATCTAAAGCTTCTTTTTGAATGTTTATTCTAGCACTCTCAGCCATCTGGTCATTCAATTCCTTCTCGCGGTCTAACTGGGCACGATCATTTGCCTCCTTAGCCCTGCGTTGAATATCAGCTTCACGCAGAGCTAATTCTTGTTGACGTATAGCAACGAGTGGGTCTGGTTGTTGAGGCGGCATTACAGCTTGTGCATACTGCTCTGTAAGCTCGCCTATTAACTCAGCGGCACGAGACGCAACTTCTGTTTGAAAAGCCATCATGCCCTCTTGCGAAGACTGTACTTGCATTTGCTCTTCAGGCGACAACTCATTCATTATTTCTTCTTGTGCCATAGCTTCTGCCATAAACCCAAGATGCTCTTGAACATGCCCCTGCAATGTCATAACTATCGCCGCATTAGCTTGCGCCACAGGCGTTGCAATAATTGCCAAATGAGACTCAATGTGCGCTTGGTGGTTTTGATCTGGAAAAGCTTGTAAAGACTTTCCGCGCATTGCCTCTTGGTTTTCTTTAGCCGGATTCGTAGGTTGAGGGACAGGAGGTGGAGGTAAGATTGCATCGACATTTGTAACTCCTAATGCTTCATACATTTTACGGTAAGCCTGATATAATCCCTGTTCGTTTCCATGTATCTCTGGATTTGATTGAACCAATTGCAGCTCTGTCTGAGCCAAGGCGATACGCTGTGACATAGAAAAGATGTTAGGGTCTGACACAGGCAAAACATCTATGCGATCATCAAAATCGGAAACTTTTATTTCTGGGGGTGCGCCTGGTATCGCGTATGGATACATAGGAGCCATAAACCTAGCAAAAACATTAGCCAAAAGCTTAAATTCAACTTTTTGTGAATAATGCAAGCGCTTGTGAATCGCAGACATAACTTTTGTGCCACGCTCCATAATCGCCATTGTGGTGCCCACAGGCGTTTCTCCGCCCATCTCAGCTACTTTCATGTCCGCCATAGAAGCAAACCTGCGCCCAGAGTCAACAAGCGTACCTAAAAGTGAATACAGTGTCTGTGAAGGCTCTTTAAACGGCAGCGTCATAAGCGATTGGCGGATGTCCATACCCGCAACATCAATGTCACGAAACTCACCAGGATTTAGTGGTTCGTCTTCGTCACGGATACGAGCGCCACGAGCCTTGAACCCTGCTGGGAGGTTGGACAGGGTGCCAGCATCAATAAGCTGTCTTAACAGGCTAGTTGCTGCTTGAGACAGTCCGCCAATCATGTGTGTAAGACCAAAACCGTAAAAACCCAAACCAGGCAAAAACTTGTAATGCACAAAATAAGGCTTAGAACGGCGCAAAGGATCTGCCTCATCATAATTACGGCGAATCGCCAGAACTTTGCCACTTTTTTCTACAATTGTAACAATATATGGAAGCTTTAACTCAGTCTCTTCACCATTTGCGTCCACATCTTTAAACCCAGATAAGTCTAAATTTGTATGAACCTCATACAATGTTACTTCTTCGTTGGAACCTGATGGAGAAATACCCTGTATTTCATCTATAGTTTCCTTAACTCCAGAGTAATCTTCATCTCCATAACCATCCCCAGGCAGCTCTATGTCAGCGTAAAATCCTGTAAGCTGTAGCTTTCTTATTTCGTTTTTATCCATCTTAACAACATGCGTAATGCGTGTTGCTGATGCTAAATCAGTTGCGCTGTAAGGAACAATCAGGTCTTCAGCGTGAACAAATTTAGACACAGCTCTTTGCAAGAGGGGGTCAAAGTAAATCTTTTTAAAAGTAGACCCTATGATAGGAAGGTAAAAAAGCATTTGATCTAGTTCAGGATCGTACTCTTCCATTTCATAAGTAATCTGGTAATTCATGTAATTTTTTACACGGTCTGCCTGTGCTAATCTATCTTGCGACTCATCACCAATGATTTGAGTGCGAACAGGACCGCCAGCAGGCAATAGCTCACGATAAGCCTGCGCTTGAAACTGTGTAACTGATTCAGCTAAAAGAGGATGAACCACACCAGACGCACCCTCAAATGGCTGCGATCTATCTTCATAGTTCATGCCGAGAAGATCAATGCCTCTTTTGTAAACTTCTTCCCAATCTTCGCGTGATGATAAATCATCTTCAATCTCACCAACCAAGTCAGAGGCAATAGATGTGGTTTCTGCCTCATCCATAAAGTCAACAAGGTTAGAGTTAAAAGGTATTTCTACTGGCACTTCTGCTGACATCATTTCTTCAGTGATATCGCCAACAATAACAGAGCCATCGTCCATTGTTACCTGACCTGGCTCAACGGGCATTTCAAGAATATCTATCTGTTCCTGTGCATTCATAGGGATGACATTATCACCGCCAGCACCTGTGCCTTTTTCTATAGCCATCTCATACCTCTTTTATAGCGTTGGAACGAACAACCTGACGATTTGAGTGGAGGGTTCTCTTACGCCAAGCCCAGAATGAAGGGCTTCACCTTGGCTAAAATTGCCCGCCCCAACCTCGAATAACAT